GCCATTATCCCACCCTGATTGGCGCAAATCCTACGCCGTGATCATTCACATTCTGGCTAGTCATTTTACGGATCATGATTTGGCTGAGTCGTTCCTGAGACAGGTTGACGTTGATCGTTACTGCTGATTTGCCAGCAGATCCCATCCCGCCTGCCACACCCATACCTGCAGCGACAGGTTGCACAGACATCGCTCCAGACGATTCATAATCTATGCCTAACCAGTTTGCGAACCCTTCCAGTACGCCTGCAATATCTCGTAACGGTTCTGGTACAGCAACGATCGCGTCCCTCATCTCGCCTAGTCCTGTAAGGAACTTAGTAATCCACGATGGTTCGTCGGCTTGCTCCCATGTTCCGCCCAGTAGCCAGTTCTCTACTCTGCGGAGAAAGTCGTCTAGATCTATCCCAAGAGCATCTAGAGCGTCTTGAATACGTTTCAGGAGTACATTCTCGATCGTCTCCCAGTTATCGTCTACCCATTGCCCGAACTCTGAGAACATATCGAACACGGAATCGACAAATCCTACAACTTTATCCCACACACCACCCTCGTCTGTGAGGAAGTCCCATCCTTCATCTCCGAAGAATCCGATGATGTCGCCAAGCCAGCCGTACAGTGTGTCAAACCATTCTGTTAGTTGAGGGAACATGTCTTCTTTCCAGAATGGGTCTACCCTGTCTTCCCAGAATGTCGCAAAGCCCTCTGCGAACTCCTCGAAATCTGGCTTGAATACATCCTGCATCCACGTGGAAATCTCGCCAAGCGCCCATCCGAATGTGTCCAGGATAGGTTCCAGGATCGTCAGCATGGCAGGAATTAAGTCGATTGCTAGTTGCTGCATTGCGTCCCTGAAGTCGGCAATAGGCTGGATCATCTCCATGATCTGATCCCTAAATGGCTCAAGTGCCTCTTCCCACCACGTAAGTATCTCAGCAACTATCTCATCCGCACCGCCACCTATCTCGTCTTCGTTGAACGTTACAGGCTCGCCAGGTGTCCCCGCAGCGAACCGGATCCTGTTGATCGGGAAGCCAATCGGTACGTTAAGGTTAGACAGCATCTTCTCTCTTGCCTCAACCTCATCCTCTATCACATCTGCCTGTATCACGAACAGTTCGTTGATGTACCCAAGGATGCCCGCCAGAGGCCACAGGAAGGCCAGCAATGAGCTCATGACGTTTACTTGGAGTTGGGCAAGGCCGCTCTGTATTTCGGCCACTGACTCTGCCGACTCGACAAGGCCCCATAATGCTGATGCAGCTGCATCGGCAGCGTGTAGCAAGTTATCTGTGAATTCCTGCTCTGCTGCGAGCCTTTCCTCTTCAGTTTTGATACGTTCCTCTTCAGCGTCGGCGGCTGGATTTACAACAAGTTCCATCCAGGCTGTTCCAACTGTGTCGGCAACGGCAAGGATCGCGTTGCCTATCGTCATAGGATTTGGAGCAGCCACTGCTAGTCCGACAGAGCCAATAGATGCTCCTAATGATGTCAGGATGCTACCTGCGCCTTGTGCTCCCTCTCCACCAAACTTTTTTAGTAGCTGCCCAACGCCAGTTACCATCTTTGATGTAACATTAACGAGATCGACCCCGGCTTCTTCTGCTGCTTCCGCGAACTTCTCGAGGTCTTTAATTAGCAAAACGAGTTCGTCATCTGCCTCGATCCCTTTGCTAGTAAGCAACTCCTCCAACCCAATCGCAGTCTGGTATCGTCCAGCCAATGACTGAAGGGCTTCTGCCTGAGCAACTGATCCTTCTGTCGCCGCATCATACGTAGCAATAAGCTCATACGTCGTTTGAACGAACGTCTTCTCAGCAGCTGCTACTGCTTTGAGGCCAACTTCTTCCAGAGCAGCAACGAGTAGCGTGAGAGCTTCACTCGCTTCAATGCCAACCGCACTCAATGCCTCAATCCATCCAGTTACTGTCGAGTATCGAGAGGCAAGGTCGTCAAGAATATCTGCCTGTTTAGCTGATCCTTTGTCTGCTAACCCAAATGCTGTAATTAGTGCGTTTGTTTCGTCGACGAACCCCTTCGTCGCGGCCTCTCCAGTCAACCCGATTGCTTCTAACGCCGCGATCAAGTCCAACAGAACCGTGTCTGCCACAGTTCCCACAGCGGCAAATTGCTCTAACCATCCGGTCGCCGTCGAGTATCTCCCCGACAAAGCCGAGAGTGCCTCCGCTTGCAGGATAGACCCATCTGTGGCTTCGTCGTATGTTGTAAGTAGCTTGTAGGTGGCTACATCAAATGGGTCCACCGCCTTCGTCGTGTCTTTTAGCTTGATCCCAAGTTCTTCCAGCGAAGCGATAAGACCAACTAATTCCTCGTCAGCTTCTTTCCCAACCGACGCAAGCAACTCCGTCCACTGTGCCGTTGTCTGATAACGCGACGTCAACTCTGTGAGGGCCGCAGCCTGCTCTTCTGATCCTTCATCAAGAAGTTTGTACGCAGCGATTAGTTTTGTGGTTTCATCAATAAAACTATCGGTCCCCTCGTCAACGGCAAAATTGAATACTTCAAACGCCGCGATCAAGTCGACCAATTCAGCGTCTGCTTCAATCCCAGCCTTCTTAAATGTCTCCATCCATCCAGCCGCTGTCTTATATCTGCCCGCCAGTTCTCCCAGTATCTGCGCCTGATCAGCCGATCCTTCTTCTGCCGCCCCGAATGCTGCAATGAGAGCGTAGGTCTCTTCGACAAAGCCCATCATTACCTCATCAGTAACGCCGGCAATGGCCAACATCTCCTCGACCAGCCCTTGCAGCAACGCCGCTTGTTCAGGGGCTACACCCAAGGTGTCTACCATGAGCTTCAGGAATTCTGCGGATGATTGGGCAATATCTCCCATGTCGCCCCATGCGTCCATAACGGCATCTATCTGTGTTTCTCCCTCTTCTACAACAACTGTCCCGTTCTGGATAGACGACCAGAGAGCATCAAACTCTGTCCGCGCTGCAGCGATGGCAACCTTCGCGTCGTAGAAAACGGAAGAAGATAAACCAGAGGAGTCCATTGAGAAGTCGCTCCCCGATAATCCGAGTTTTGCCGACATACCAAAGCTATCGGCAATAGCTCTCGCTACACTAGGATCTTCAACACCAGAGATTAGAGTGGCAATGATTGCTTCGCGCACGGGCGCGTTGTCGATTGTTAAGGCAAATGGAGATTGTCGAGAGAATCCACCTGTGTAAGTAGGCATTGCCTCAAATTCGAGTTCTCTGATGAGGTTGGGGAGCCATGATTCTACTTGTACTGCTGCACCAGGCCCTGAGTACCGATCCATAATCTCTGTCCACTTTTCAAGGAAGGAGTTGATCTCTGGAGTGAACTTGGCAACGATGTCAGCAGAAGCCGTGGGCATCCCTATTCTCCCTGCCTCGACTGTCCCCGGCGTTGGCAATCCTCGGATCTCATCAGCGAGTGTATGCACAGCACTGTTCGCATCCATTATCTGCGAAACGATTACACTGATAGCGAGAGCAACGGTTCCCAGCGCAGCAACAACTGGATTAGCAGCTAAGGCAATGAAAGCCTTATTTAGCAACCATATCGCGGCAGTCAGCGCACCAACAGAAACAGCCGCGCCGGAAACCCAGCCAGCTAGGGCGCCCATCCCTTGACCAAATGGCCCAAGGACTTCTATTCCTTTCTCCATCACCTCTGAGAAGCCAACCCACACTGTCATAAATGCTTCGACAGCCGGCATGAGCATCTCGCCAATCGTGAGGGATACATCGTTTAGCTGCGACTTCAATGTTTCAAGCCGGTAGTCCCAATCTTGTTCCATCTTTTCGAAGGCTGTGTCCATCGCACCTAATGAGTCTGCCATACGATCAACATCTAGTGCGAAGCCTACAGATGCCGTTGTCAGCAACGGGAGTACAGCAGTGATCGCACGAACGTTTGTGAACAGGTTCTCAAGAGGCATTCCTGCCGCATCTGCTTCCTGCTTGATCATCTTCAATGCTTCAACGAATCCATTCTCAGTGATCAATGCCCTACCTGTTTCGTACCCAAGGGCCCTGATTACTCCAGCCAATGCTCCAGTAGGACGGAACATTGACATGATCGTCTGACGTAGAGATGTGACCGCCCAGTCTGTCATGATCCCCTGTCTGGTAAGAGTTGCAATTGCAGCGGTCATTTCTTCGATACGCGCACCAGCAGGAGCCGCAACACCAGCCAATCTACCGAATTGCCCGGCAAGTTCTTCATACGTAGTTTTTCCGTACCTTACAGTAGTGAACAACAAATCATTGATTCTGCTGGCTTCTGATGCAGCCATTCCGTAAGCGTTCAAAACTGTTGTCGTCATATCAACGGCAGAGACCAAATCAGTAGCTCCAGCCGCTGCTGCTTTCATGCCCTGCTCTAAGATTTCTGTCGCGTCGTCCGCAAAGAACGTAGCACTGTAAATCTGGTACATTGCCTTCGCGCCAGCCTTGGCGAACACGTTGTAATCATGGGTAAGATCTCGGATCTCATCACTGAGCTCACCAATCCCTTCAACAGTGAGATCAGTCAACGTCCACAACTGATAGAGTTCTTTGTTGTATTCGCGTTGTGCAGTGACAGCACCGCTTGCGATCCCAATCGTCTTTGAGACAGCCATGAATGCGGCCATGAATGGGAGGACAGACTTAGCCATCGACATAAGGGATGCCAGAGAGAATGTTGTCGCCTTAATCCCTGCCGCTCCTGCGGCCATTCCAGTCCCTAAGACGACTCCGCCTGCAGCCATCGATCGTGCAGCTACATCTCCGTGATGAAGGGCAAGGGCAAGATTGTTCGTTGACAGGATTGCCAACTCTTGGGCGGTAAGAAGCCCCATGACAGAAGTAGCAACAGCGTTGTAGCTGGAGATGATTCCCGCATTCGCAGAACCAATGGCAGCAGAGACCAATTGGGCCTCTGCGATCATTCTTGATGTCTGAGATGTAAATGTCGTTCCAACAGATGACATCTGAGACGCAAACGCCTCAACAGGCACATGGATCTCTACAAACGCTCTACCTAGACTGCCAGCTTCTCCTGCCATGCTATCCCCTTATCCAACAGGACCGATTATTCCGTGTGATTCACATTCCGTCCTTATATCTTCAAACTGCTCTGTACTCGGGACCAGAAGGCTCGGCGTCTTGTCCTGAAGCTCTTGCACTGCTGCTCGTCTTTCGTTCTCATCTTTCCCTCCTACTTCCGGCGGGAAGAAGTTCCACAGCCACCTACCAATCGCCTGTGCGTGCCTCAAGAAGTACGCAAACTGGATATCATCCCATGCTAAGACCTCAGTTTCAGACTTTTTGTACACGGCCATTAGCACGGGAATCGCCAGTTCGAAATCTATTCGGAGTCCTGCTCCCTCCCTGAGTTTTTTTCATCACCTATCGTCTCTTTGGCGATGTCGCCAACACTCATTCCTGCGGCCAGTTGCGCTGCTGTCTTCTTTGGTTTCTCAGCTAGTCCTACGACATACGAGAAGACGTTCTCGAAGGTACGCCCACTCTCTGGCTTGAACAGCTTGTCGACGAACTCTTCGTCAATCTGGCAAGAGATCGGAACAGTCTCACCGTCAATCTCTTTGGTGTAAGTGATGTCGGATCCGTACTGCTCAATCATTGACATCGCAACGGCGTAGGCCATGTGCGATCGATTGAAGTCAGCGAAGATGCGATCGGCGTAAGGCTCGAATCTCTCCATCACGTCTTCCTGCATTCTCTTGGCCATTGCCAGTGCTTCTTCATCCGTGGCAGCAAGCGGCTTGTCTCCAGCCTCTTCGCGCATCTTAGCGATATCTCGCTTAGTACCAGCCATGATATTTGCCAGTGTCAACGATGCTTTGTTGCGAGCTCCACCGAGAGAGAATGTAGAGCGTTTCCCAGTCCTATTCTCTTCGTCAGTTCTCACTCGCATTTCGAACTTGCCTTGATCGTGAAGAGAAAGTCGGGGGAACGTTAGCATTTGTCCCCCGACCTCGAATTCTTTTACGTGGCTCTCACTCTCAGCCTGTTCAATTGCCTGTACTAGGTTCTGCGCGTTCAGTTCATGTGTCATGTTGCCTCCAATGCTATTTCTTGTTTGCCTTCTGATGCGCCACTGCCGACTTCTTGATCACTGAGCTACGGGAATCATCCCGTGCCTTCCTGATCGAATCCGCCGTGTCTACAACCTTCGTTACTTTCTTCTTAGCCATGTGTCGCTCCTTTAATCTTTCGCTCTGTCAACGAACCCCAACAGGCCGTCAACCTTTAGTGTGAATGGATTCATGCACTTGCCGGAAAGAGGGGCAACAATGCCCGACTTCGGGACGTATGCCCAGAATTCGAATCGTTCGTCTGCCGATGCAACGTCTGTGAACAGAATCGCAAAGATTCGCTCACCTTCCAACAGTGAGTACGACATCTCTTCCGCTCCGAGTACCGCCCAGTAGGTGGCATCCGGTGGCTCTTTATCAGTGCTTTCAAGAATGGAGGTGTAGCTACGTTGCTCGTGTTGCACAACGTCAGCACCTGAGTTGTGACAAGTTCCAGTCGGAGAGTATGTATCTGTGGAGTTCCACCACTGCTTCACTCCCCAGTAGTTCGAAACCGTCACTTCTCCTGCATTGATGATGCTTGTAGAGAACGATCGGAAGCCGCTGTTGTCTTGTAGGCTCTTGAACGTACTGACATCCTCTACTTCGGCCTCTAGACCGATTGAGAGGGTGTCGTGGGCGCCGATCACCTGTAAGAGGCATGTCGCACGCACGTTGTCGATGTACATCGTCTGAGCCGACGTGGGAGCGATCGAGAAGGTGTACGACTTCATAAGAACAGGAGCTGTGAGGTACAAAGACCAGTAGCCCCAATTCGTATTGCCGTAACCTGTCTGATTCGCAACCATCGTCAGCACATCCGGTGTGCCAATCGTAGCGTCAGCTGCGTCCTTGAACGTAACCGTCAGAGTTGCTTCCTTCCCCGCGGCAAACTTCGACCACAGCGACAAGGACAGCTTCTTCGTCTCAGCAAGAGCCGTCGCATACGTAACAGTCTGCGCTATCGACGTATCAACAGCAGCGGTTGCCGTAATTGCACAACCGCCTGACAGATCGTTGTATCCGTAGTTCGCGCCCCAATCGATTGATCCTGCCCCTGCGGTAAGATCCCACCAGTCAAGAGACAGGACATTGCTGAATTGACCGCTAACGCCTTCTGTTCCTGCAAGCTGATGCACTTCCTCGGTCGTTTCTCCGTCCAGAATCACCTTCTCGGACAGGAACAAACCCATCAGATAACCTGCCTTAATTGTCATCGTAGTTCACCTACCTCTAAGGGGTGTATCCCAGGATTGTCGTGGGCTTGCCAGTGACGCGGAACGTGACGTTCACGATCTGCATCTCGTTTTCCATTCGTCCAGTCGGGCTGATCTTGGTTACAAGACAGTTACCGTTGAAGAAGGGATTGGCTGATCCCGTTGCATCTTCGAATTCACATTTTGTTTCCGTCTCACACCAGAGGGCTGTTACCATCTCTGCAATCTCCGGTCGCGTGTAATCCCAGTAGATGGGGAGCGTGATGTCTTGAGGGTCGACCAACCCTAGCTTGAACGATCGGAACGGGAGACTCGCGCTTCCATGAGTCGTCACATCGATCGTCGCCCTGGAGACGTCCATCGTAATGTCTGCATTCGTCTGGAGCACATGATCTGTGTCCCAAACGAATATCGCGTTATAGCCTTGGCT